CTCTTTCCCTTCCACCCCGAGCCTTGGCTGGGGAATTCCTGCTAGAAGCTCCTGCCCTATCTCTTCCACCAGCCCTCTCCTGAGCTCCACAATCTGCTGGGCTTTCTTCCGGAGCACCTCATCTTTGGCCTGAGGGTGTTTCCTTTTGAACCTCTTATATTCCTCCCTGAAGATGTCCATCTCTCTGAGCTTTTCTTTGGGCTGAGGACTTTCGGCTGTGTCTTTCCAAACCTGCACGGACTCCTTCCTTTTCTTGAAAAGTTCCCGTGCTCGGGCCTGGCGTTGGAGCTCGTCCTCCCGTGCCCATTCGGAGGAGAATCTTGTTGGCCGGTAGGGACTTGGCATTGGCTTTTCTGCGGCGAGATTCTGCAGCCAGGAATACAAGTCCTCCGGGCTCTGGAATGCGGGCTCAAAGCCCTCTACTTGAAGGGCTCCGGATTCTAGCACAGTGATGTTCAGCGTGAATGTTGTTTGGATATAGGTTTTCATTTTAAGTTCCTCTCAATTACATTGTAAATACTCTTTTTAATACTCCTGTCTTGGGACTCTTGACTCTTGACTCTTGCCTGGCTAGGGCCCGACGTTTATGAACCCTGACTCAAACGCGCCGTAGCTCAGCCGGGTCGCCCTGTGGCAGCCCTCTTTCCTGAGCACCACCTCCCGAGGCTTCACCTCGTCCAGGCGATATAACAGCCCGTTCCTCTTGGACTTGAACCTTGGGCGCCGACTGGGGAGCCAGGTGTTGACTTTCTCCCACTGGGTTGGCCAGGTTCTTTTCTTGATGTTGATTAGACTATCTGACATAATTCATCTCCCTCTGTCTGTTAGTTGTTAATAATTGTTTTCCCTCCAGGGTTTTGTGAGTTGACCTTGACCTGAGGACTCTGGGCTAGAGCTCCTGGCCGTTCTCCCTTATCCAGGCGTCCGTCCAGTCAACCTCCCTGTGCCAGTCCTGACCTGCCCTCACCAGGGAGACCACCATACTTGGTCTTATCCGGGTGCTCCAGCCAGCGGCTTTGCTCCCTTGAGCGGCGAACCAGACATCTATTTGGATTATCCACTTCTGACTGGGCTTTGCCAGGCCTAGGCTCTCCTCCGTCCATCTGCCTTGCCAATCACTGGCGAGGGGCATCTTTCTCCGTTCCTCAGCCCAGACCCTTTCTTGGAGCTCCTCAAACATTCTCTGGAGCCTCTTCTCTAGGTAGTGCGGCCAGGCCCTCTGGTGTTTGAAGAGGAGTGTCCTACCGTGGGAGGAATCTTTGAGCTCTGTTCTGTAGGGGAAGTGAGCTTTCTTCTGCTTGTTTCTGTCCAGCGTGGACTGTGTTTTGTTTACTGTCATCTTTATGTTCCTTTCAGTGTTAATTGTGAATGTTTCTATTTGGGTTGGGTGCCCTGGACTTTTGCCTCTTGACTCTTGACTCTTGCCTTGGGCTGCTGCCTCAGGACTTGGGAGAGTGCCTGGTTCTGGCGCCATCTCCGGCAGGGAGCTTTGTTGCCCCATTCCGCCTGGCAACTTTGGGCTTTGGCCTGGGGACTCGAGGGGAGGTGCTCCTCGCTGAACCCACTTCCCCAGACTATTACTGCCCAGGCTCCATAGGCTATTCCCAGTGCTGTCGCAAGGAGGGTGCCTAGGGTTGGGATTTTATTACTGGTGTTCTGAGTCATTCTGCACCTCCTCTACCTCTAGAAAAAAGACCCTGCCCGCACCTTGTTCTTGCAACAGAACTTTTGTCCATATAGCCTGGCCGACCTGCGTGTAGATTAGAAAGAACTTCCTCCCGGAAATGAGCACCTCGTCTTGCTCGGTTGTTCCTCTTGCTCCTTTCGGCAGAGAGGTTATGAACTGGAGTCCTTTCTCCTTTTGGCGAGCTGCCCAGTAGGAAAGTATATTTTTTATCTGGTGTTCTACCTTGTCCTGTTTGCTCTTGTTCATCGTGTCTGCTCCTTTCATCTTTTAAGTTCTGCCTTTAATATAATACCAAAATGCGCCCTTGTCAATGGGATTCTACCCGCCTGGGTGGTCTTCCGGGAGAGGGTGGTGGGTTGGGTTTGCGCCCAGTACTGCCCATTACTGCCGATTACTGCCCATTACTTCCGATTACTTCCCATTACTGGAAAGAACTGGGAATGGGGGTGTGTGGTGGGTATACCTTCTAGAACGTATGTAAAAAAAAAAAAAAAAAAAAAAAAAAAACTAGAAAATAAAAAAAAAAAAATCTGGGAGATGGGGGTTTTCAGTTCTGGCAAGCACTGGAGAGTATTCGGGAGTACTCGGGAGTTTTGGGGAGTATTGGATTAAATTGGCGTGGGGTGGGTGTGGTGGTGTGGGTGGTGGGTATGGGGCGCCCCACCCGGGTTGTGCATTGTATGACGGAAAAAATGCCCGTTACGGCGATGTTTTCCCACCAAATTGCCTGTTTTTTCCGCCCGCCCGGAAATTCCCGCCCGCCCCGCCGTGCTGCTTTCTTCCACCCAGCCGCCGGGTTGACTTCCGCCAGGACAAAACAAAAGCCCCGGAAGAATATCCCGGGGCTCGGTTTTGGGCTTATATCCTTAGATATCCAACGTTGCCAATGCTTTGACTTGCTCAAACCGCTGTTGCAATTTGTCCAGAATGGTGGCTTGCTGCTCTGGGCTTGCGTTGTGCCAGAAAGTGCGGACGATAACCTCTGGTGTTGCACCCCGGACGGACTCAAAATCCTTAACCCGGTAACCCTGGCCTTTAAGCACCTCAAAGATGAAGTCCTTAAATGCTTTGTTGCTACTTTGCGGGGCTCGTCCACTTCCTAACTTCCCGGAAAGTAAATCCTCAAGCGCCCGGTCAATGAGCTCTTTCTTCGGTGTGTCGGAATCTTTGGCTTGACTATTAACCCTGTCATTTAATTTCCGGCAACCGTATGAAAGTAGCACCGCCAGACTTTCTTCCGGAATATCAGCAATCTTGATTGTCTTTTCAATCCCAGCCCCGGCAAAATTAAAGGTTAATTCACCATTCAAAAGCTCAAAAATTTTGTTTGCGTCTGTCATTGTTTTAACTCCTATCAAATTAAATATTCATTGTTTCCATTTATCAAATGGACTTCCGCCCTTTTGATAATACTAACATACCCTCAATTTTTGGAAAAGTCAAGCACTTTTTGCGCCCCGGGAGCACTTTTTGCACCCCAACCTCATCACAAAATATTACAAAATGTTACAATCCCTCAGCCCTTTTTGCCCGGAAGGCCACCCCACCCGCCCCCTTTCGCGCGCGCGTTCTAGGGGGTATTACCAACTTCAGAAATGTGAAAAGAAAACCTGAGCCGTCTCAATTCCCAAAGCAAGAATTTCAACCAGCCCCAAGTCAAATCCCCTCCCTGCCCAAAGTGGACTTTCTACTCGGCCTCCCCTTGACAGCCCCGGCGCCCCGGCCTTATAATGGAAGAAAATAAAGAATTCAACCCTCCTCTGAAAGGAAATCCCAATGTCAGAATTTAAAACAAAGGGCAGGAAACTCTCCGCCCTGGAACTCGAAATCCTAGGTCCCATTGAACCTCAGGACCTCATTGCCCGGGAAGAAGGAGGCCTGCCAACCTCCGAGGCCCCTACCATCGCGAAACTCCGAGGCATCCACCACGAAATTGCTCAGCTCCTTGCCCAAGGCCTCTCGGAGACGGAAGTCAGTGCGATTACCTCCTACTCCCTCTCCAGGATATCCATACTTAAAAAAGACCCCTCGTTCAAAGACCTGGTGGCCTTCTACCAGAAACAGAAAACTGAGCAGTTCGCGGATGTGCAAAAACGCCTGGCAACCCTGTCCCTCGATGCCATCGGGGAAATCCAGGAGCGCCTTGCCGAGAAACCCGACTCCATTTCCACCTCCCAGCTCATAGAACTTTCCAAAGTTACTCTTGACCGCGCGGGGTATAGCCCTGTGGCCAAGAGCCAGAACATCTCCGTGTCTATGTCAGCGGAGGAACTTCGGGAGCTCCGCCAGGCCGCTAACCGAGGGGATGTCGAGGTGGTTCCCTCATTTGACAAGCTGGAGGTGAAAGATGGTTCACAGGCCTAGAGAAATCCACCGGGTGAGGGGACTTGAGCTCTGTTCCTGGTCGGACAGTCCTTTTGCCAAGGACTCCTCCAGGCTCAAAGGCTCCTTCGCCAAGGGGAAAACCTTTGAGCGCTCAGTGGCCCGGGCCTTGGGCCGGCTGGTATCCCCGGAGTCTCTGGTCTACAACCGCTGGATACACTTCAAGGATGCCACTGGCTGGCACTATGCCCAGGTAGACCTCCTCGTCCTCGCCCAGACAAAACTTTGGCTCCTGGAAGTCAAAAGAACCCAAACCCAGGATGCCTGGCTTCAGATGGGTCAACTTTATAAGCCCCTGCTCCGGGTGCTCTACCCAGACCTGGATATCATCTGCGTCCAGGTGTGTAAGAACCTCATCTATCCACCCAAGCATGAAATCCAGGCACTTCGGGAGGCCACAGACCCGGAGGTCTTCTACACCTATCACTGGTTTGGCGAAAATTTTCAACTTTAGGAGGGAAGAATGTCCACACAACTTGATGAAAAAGCTAAGAGGGATTTGAGGAGAGAGCTCTATCTTGACCCTCCCAAGTTCCTCACCACCATCCTATCCCACTGGTTTTATGAACCCCTGACCTGGATGCACCGAGGGTATCTAGCCCTGCTCCTCCGCCGGACGGACTTTCTGCCCAAATATGGCGAGGTGGATAAGATTATCCAGAACTTTGTGGCGAAAAGAGACCCCTGGAACGACGCCGAAAAGGGAACCCCTCTGTTCTTCTGGAAAGAGGATGGCACCCTGGGACTTCGCGTGGCCCGGAACCTAGAGATAATGATGCCTCGAGGCATTGGCAAGACAACCCTTGGCAACGGGGCTCACGTGTTTATGGGGTGCTATAAGGAGCGTGATTTCGTGCTGAAAATCGGCGAAACCGCCACGCACGCGAGCACACAACTCCTCAACTGCCGGAATGAGTTCGAGTATAATAATAAACTCATCTCTCTGTTTGGTCAGCTCAAGGGAGATGGGCGCTGGGCGGAGGATTCGTTTATCCTTTCCAACGGTTTTGTTATGGAGGCCACTGGACGAGGAGGCCAGGTCCGAGGACGGAACGTCAACGGGCGGAGGCCGGATATCATTCACCTCGATGACGTGGAGAACAAGGAATCCGTGGCCACGCCGGAGCAGAGAAAGAAGACCCTTACCTGGTTTATGGGCGATGTGTTGCCAGCCCTTGGGGAACTTCAAACGGACTCTATGATATTCCTCACTGGCACGCTGCTCCACAATGAGGCCCTGCTGGTGAACCTAGGGAAAGACCCTACCTTTACCACTGTGGTTATGGGCGTGCTAGATGCCCAAGGTGAACCGGTCTTCCCGAAGTATATGAACCAGGAAAAAATTGCCCTCAAAAAGGAGATGTATTCCCGCCAAGGGGAACTTGGTACGTTCTACCTGGAACTCTTCAACAAGCTGGTCTGCGAGGACACGATGTCCCTGAGGCCCTCGGACATTCAGAGAACCCCTCTTGAGCGTCCACTCTTCCGTGCGCTCTGCCACGACCCTGCTATCTCCAAAAAGCGGTCTGCTGACCAGGCGGCCTTCGGGGTTGTGGGTGTGTATCCTGGAGGACGGTTCCAAATAGAGCTGGTAGAGGGTTTCCGAGGGATGGAGCCTAGCGAGGCCGTGAGGGAATTCTTCCGGCTGAGGGACATTTGGTCCAGGCCTCCCGAGGGTCAAAGTGAGAAAGTCCCACTGCTCTGTGGGGTGGAGGCTGTGGCCTATCAAGAGAGCCTTATCTCCCTTATCCAGGAAGAGATGTCCCGGCGGGATGATTTCTTCATGCTGGAGAAAATCCGCTACTCTACGGAGAAAAAGGCCAGGATTCTCGGAACCCTCCAGCCCAGGTACTCGGCCCACCTCGTGCATCATCGCCAGGCTTTTGGGGAGTACGAGTCCCAGATGGCGGAATTTCCTTCTGGCCACGATGACCAGCTTGACGTGGTGGCGATGTGCTTTGACCTCCTTGCGAACGCCTCCCGGGCAGCTGTATCCATTCCGGTTGACAGCGGGCTTGAGGAGTCCTATTATAAAGATGACGCGGGAGAAAGTGGAGGGCTTTAGGCTTTCCCCTCAAGGGTCAAGAGTCCAACATTCAAAGATTCAAATTGACTCTTGACTCTCCTCCCTTTTGACTATCAACCCCTCTGTGAAAGGAAATGCTATGCCTGTATCTGCGAAAGGCCTTCAGGGCCTCAATAACCAAATCCAACCTACAACCGGCCCGGCCTCAATTCAGTCCGCTCTTCAGGCCCTCTCCCCCGAGGACCAGGCACTGGTGGCTCAGGGTATTGACCCATTTGGTGGCGACCAGGGGATGATGGAGGGTCAACCTGCGGTAGTTCCTCAGGGACTCTCCCCGGAAACCCGTCTGGCTATGGGCGAGATGCTTAATCAGATGCTCTCCTCCTTCGGTCAGCCCACCAACGAGGCCGATGCTGCCGCGATGACCTCCATTCAAAATGCCCTTCAGGCCCTGGCTATGGGGAATCAACAGGGAATGTAAACTATGAACGAGATTGAAAGAAAATTTATTTCCCCTGGGAGTGACACCCACGAGAAGCTGCTCTCTCGCGTCCGGGCTCAGATATCCGAGTCCTACTCGAAGATGAGCCAGTTCTATGGGCGTTGGAACCAGAGGGAACTTGAATATCAGGCTTATGTGCCGATTCAAGAATGGGACTCCATCTACAAGAAAAGCTGCCAGGATAAATCCCTGGCAGGAGTGAAGAAACAGGACGCAAACATCATTGTGCCCTATTCTTTTTCCTCCATCCGGACGATTGTTACCTACCTCGCCACGGTGTTCCTAGGGAGGAAACCTATCTTCACTGTGGGCACCTACAATGCAGACTTCGTGGAGAACGCCCGTAATATGGAAAAGCTTCTCCAGTACAACGCGGAGCATTGCCGCCTGGTTAAGGAATTTACCCAGTGGCTTTACAATGGGGAAATCTATGGGCTTGGGATTTTGAAAACCTCCTTTATTACGGAAACTCAGCCCCGGACTACCATCGTCCAAGACCCACTCACCGGCAATCCTATCAAAACCCGCACGGCGAGGACTGTCTATCAGGGTAACAAGGTCGAAAACATTGACCCGTTTATGTTCTTCCCTGACCCGAGGGTGCCTATGCTGGATGTTGCTCAGAAAGGGGAGTTTGTCTATTGGCGGAGTTTTGTTGGGAAGTTCACCCTCCAGCGTGCAGGTGAAACCTATGCCTGGCTTGACCACATCAAGGGAATGTCCACACCCCGCTCTGGGAATCCCTCACTCCGTAACCTAGCGGCCAACGGAAATGACCTGAACCTCCAATACGACTTCTCGACTATCGACCGGGGTTCTCCTTGGGTTCAGATAGATGAGGGCACCGTGGAGCTGATTCCAGAGGAGATTGGACTGGAACTTCCTGGGGTTGACCCGAAGAAACCTTATAAGTTCTTGGTCACCCTAGCTAATGAATCCCAGTTCATTCGGTTTGAACTTTTCTCCCCTGACCATCAACAGCATCCTGTTGTGATTAACGAGCCCTATGCCCTGGGCAATGGCTTTGGGAACTGTGGTATTTCGGACTATCTAGCTCCGTTCCAGAACTCCATCTCCTGGTTCCTTAACTCCCACATTTTCAACGTCAAGGGTGTGGTGAATAATAGCTTTATCTATGACCCCTCTATGGTGGAGGAGAAAGACCTCAAGAGCGACAAGCCAGGGAAGTTAATCCGGATGAAACCTAGAGCCTTTGGCGTAGACCTGAATACTTACTTCAAACAGATTGTGGTAAGTGATGTTACCTCTGGCCACGTTGGGGATATGCAGAATCTTATGCGCATCGCTAATGACATTTCCGCCATCACTGATAATATGCGGGGTCAGCAGGATTCCGGTGGACGCAAAACTGCTACTGAAATTCGTGCCACTATTGAGGCCGCGTCCTCCCGTCTGGCCTCCCACGCGCAGTTCATCTCCGGGGCAAGTGTATCCCAACTGGGTAAACAGATGTCCTTGAATTTGCAACAGTTCCTCTCTGAGGATTTCTGTATCCAGGTGGTTGGGGATGATGGTTCCTCTTTCCCAGTGAGCATCAACCCTGAATCCGTGGTTGGGGATTTCTACTTCCCAGTTCACGATGGGTCGCTGCCATTGGACAAGGTTGCCCTGTTTGACATCTGGCAACAGGCCTTGACTTTTGTGGCTGGAAATCAGGCTCTTGTCCAGCAATATGACGTGGGTAGGATTTTTGAGTTTGTTGCTCGACTGGGTGGAGCTGAGAACATTGACCAATTCCGCCTCAATCATATGCCAAACGACCAGGTACTTGCCCAAGTGCAGGCTGGTAACCTCGTCCCTGTAGGAGATATTGCCAATGCTACACAAGCTTTTTAGTTGGTGGCGAGGGCGTCGGCTGAGGGGGAGTCTTCTCTCCCTAGCCAAAGGGCGTTCCCAGCCATTTAGTAAAACCGAGATGGAAATGTTGGTTGGACTTCTGACTGACAAAAGATTTCCTCTTTTTCTGGAACTTCTGGAGTTGACAGTCTCGGATAAACTTTATATATATTCTAGTATAGATATTTCCACGGACGATGGTCGTGTGAGAGCTATCAAAATTCAAAACTATACACAAGGGGTTCTGAGTGTTCGCGACCTTGTGGAGAGTTTAATTGCCCAGGCTGAGACCCAGAACTCTCGCCTGGAGGAAGATAAGGAATAGGCAATATGAGTGAAATAGAGAATGGAAACCAGGAAGCCACTGCTCCCGCTGGGAACTCGGTGGATGACATCCTGGCAACATTTGACTTAGAGTTCGGTTCGGAATCCCAGACCCCACCTCAAGGTACTCCCTCTTCTGAGGGAAGTTCTGAGAGTCAAGGGGAAAACTCCGAGCCTTCTAGCCCGGCATCAGACACCTCTTCGGAGGGCCCTGGTTCTACAGGTGCTGAGTCCCCTGACTCAAACGGTTCAACCAATTCTACAGCTACTTCTCCTGTAGAACCCACGAGCACCACTCAAGAGGGGGCGGCAGGACAACAGCAGGGAACCCCTAAGGAAACCCCTGCCACTCCTGCCCCGTCTGATGCTGAGCTTAGAACTTTGATGATGCAGATACTGCAAAATCAGCAGAACCTGCAGAGTCAAAAAGAGCCGAAAGGGAAACCTGACAAGGGGGAACCTGAGGAGGACGAGGACACCAAGGTATTTGCTGAGAGGAAACCTCAAGATTATACCTACAATATTTCTCCTAAGCTCTATGCTGGCTTATTTGGCCAAGACGCAACTGAGGAAGAACGGATTGCGTGTTTGCAGGCTTTTGCCTCAGGGATTTCAATGACTGTTCACAACAACATTCTGAAATCTTTAGGCTCCTGGACAAAGGAACAATTTCAGGCCATTCCACGTGCTGTGGACTATCTGGTATCCCACAGGGAAAAGGAAACCTCTTCTAGAAATACTATCCGGGAGGACTTTTTCAAGACTTTCCCTGAGCTCAACAAACCTGAACTTACTCCCATCATTCGGAGTACCATCCAGGGTGTTGCTCAAGAAACAGGTGCCAAGGTCTGGAATACCCAGGTGAAAAACCTCGTTGGGCAGAGGGTTAAACAGCTTCTTGCGGCATATGCTCAGAGTGCTGGTTTTGTTCCATCCCCTGCGAAGAACCCACCAGCCCTGACCCCGGCGAGCCCTGCCCCGGCGAAAACCACAACCCCAGACCCGAACTCCACAGATGCAATTTTGGATGTTTTAAATTCTGATTATTAACTTTACTAAGGAGACCAAAAATGGCTATTACTGGCTTAAGAACTACGGAGAATTTCAGTCCTGCTGAAGTTCGTCCTAAGGACTGGCGTGAGGGTATCCTCCTCCAGTACCCGAATGGAGAGTTTCCGCTTTTTGCGTTGACCTCTAAGATGAAAAAAGAATCTGTAACTGACCCGGAATTTAACTGGTTTGAAAAGCGCCTTGACGCGCGTCGCCTCCAGGTAAATGGCGCAGTTGCCTCGACGAGTACCAAGGCAGTTACCGTTGCCAAGGATGCTAAGGTTGTTGTCAAAGGTACGCTGTTGTACAACGAGGCTACCAAGGAAATCCTCCAGGTTGAGGCTGACCCGACATCGGATACGGCTTTGACCTTGACCCGTGGTGTTGCAGGCTCGACCGCTGTCAATATTGGGGATAAGAACCAGCTCCTAGTCATCGGCACGGCTTTTGAAGAAGGCTCCTTGCCGCCGACCGGACAGGCCTATGACCCGTTCAAACGGTATAACTATACTCAAATCTTCCGTCGCACGTTGGAAATGACTGGCACGGCTAAGGAAACGGAACTGAGAACTGGCGATGCCCTGAAAGAGGCCAAGCGCGAGGCGCTGGAATACATCTCCATTGATATTGAACGTTCGTTCTGGTTTGGTAAGAGATTCCAGGATACATTCAATGGCAAGCCGAGACGCTTTATGGGTGGTATTCTGGACCAGCTCCCTGCTGAGAATATCTTTGATGCCTCTGCTAAAACGGATGGCGTGAGCTATGATGATTTGGAAAGCTGGATGAAAGACCTCTTCAAATATGGCTCATCTGAAAAGATGGTGTTCTGTGGGGATTTGGCCCTGCTGACCATTCAGAAAATCATCCGTCAGTCTGAGGGTTCAACCTGGCGCTGGGAACCGAGCACGAAAGAGTATGGTATGTCGGTATCTCGCCTGACTACCCCGTTCGGCACGCTGGTCTTCAAGACCTGCCCGTTGTTTAGTCAGAGCACTTCCTCCGGCCTGGATACAGCTTCCCCGGTTTATGGGTTTGACTCCTACGCGTTTGTGCTGGATATGGCTCACGTTAAGTATGTCTACCTGCGCAACCGTGATTTGAAGTATGAACCGAACTTGACCGAGGTCGGAATGGACGGTGAGAAGTCTGGGTACATTGCCGAATGTTCTATTAAGATTGAACAGCTGGAAGACCACGGACTTATCAAGAACCTGGCCAAAGCCAAAGAGCGGGTTTACAAGACCGAGGCTGTTGGTGCGGCATCTGGTGGTGGTGTCGGCGGCTAATTCCGGTTTGGTTTGAAGCCCTGTGGTTAGTGAGGCCCAGGGCTTCTTTTGTGTTTTCATTTGGAAAGGGGACGGCTTATGTCTGATATAACTTGGCAAGAATTCTTTGATATGGTGTTGCTTGAGGCAAATAAGGGAGATACTCTGAAAGAGGTCATCCCTGGGAAGGTTTTTCAGGCTGTCCGCTCGTTGGAACAGAACTGGAGTTATAAGTGGAATGAAAAGCTCCTGGAATTTCAAATTGACCAGACTCTGGACAATCCAAATATCCTGGAACTTCCTGAGGACTTCAAGTCGGTTATCACCCTGAATATCTCCACCTCCGATTTCTCCTCCTGTATGGATACTCTCCAGGCCCTTGACCCGGAAAGTTTTGCCCTGAGTGGTGGAGGTTCGGATGCCTGGGGATATTGGATTCAGAATGTTCGGTGGCTTTGGCTCCCGAATGGCATCCAGGACAAGACTCGAGGCTTCCTCTGGTACAATGCATTCACACTGAAAAGTGAGATGACAGGGGATAGGACCTCACCTATTCTGAAATATGGCCAGGAGGCCCTGCTTGGGTTGACTATGCAGAATCTTGCTGCTTTTTGCCGGGAACCTGCCTGGAGAGAACTTTATGGCCCGCTGACAGAACTCGGCATTAAGACCCTGCACGTCGCGGATGCTGAACTTCGCCGAGCCACAGACACGGGAACGTTTGGAGGTTTGGATGGCTGAGACGGATAAACCTTGTAGCCCTTGGGACCCAATAGAACCTAGGGGTTTTTCCGGGAGGGAAGTTGGAAAATCTTCCGGGTTTCCAGTGCTTGTGAATCTGCTTCCCGGCACGGACACAAGCTGGAGGAATACCCAGGCTGACCTTCCCCATTGTTTCTCGGAAGAACAGAAAACTGAATATCTGCGGTGTATTGACAAGCCGGTTTGTGTGGATGAGGGACTTTTTAACACCACTATCGTTCTGAATAGGGATGATTTTGTGGGCTGGTTCAGGGCGGAAACCCGAGTGCAATGGATTCTCAGAGCACTGGCCAAAAGTGGGTTCTTGGCAGATACCCAACAAAGTCTGTTGACCTCCTTACGGGACGCTCTTTTTGGCTCAGAGATTCTTGACCTCAACGCCGTGCACTACCTCTACGGGCAGACTGAAATGAAGAATCTTGACAGCGTGGTTCTTTCTACCTATACTGAGCTCAGTGATGGATTGAAAGGGAAAGAAAGCTTTGTGCTTTTGGGTACTAAGGATATCCGTGAGGCGGCTAGGATTGTAGCAGACTACTACACAATGGCCAAGCAGATTATTGAGCAAGGGGAAGGGGTAGAGGTTGGAGACTTGATGAAAGCCCTGCCGAGTATCAAGCCGGAGGCCCTGCTCAATGCCAGGGAAAGTTCTACCTGGACTTCCCTGCTGGAAAGAGGCTCTGAGGTGATGACCTGCAGGGCATCTAGGGCATTGGCTCTTGAGACTGCTTTCGTTGAGAGCCTGCTTTCCCGAGGGCTTTGCCTGCTCCGGGTGTCCAAGCCAATTACATCTCAGATGCTTTCCTCTGACATCCTGCAAACGTTTCAACAAATTAAATCAACAGCTACCTGTAAGATTTCCACCGAGTTGCTTGTTGCTTTCGGCTATGGAGTTTCAGGTTATGGTATAGGAGAATATGGGTTATGAAAAAGAATTCTGTAAATTGCTGTGGCACTCTTGAAGCTATCGACCTGAAGACAGGGAAAACAGTTTTCAAAGTCCACAATATGTTTGTGCAAACTGGCCTGAATGAGATTGCTAAGTTTGTCTCGAAGAAATCTCCAACTGCACCAAGCCACATCGCAGTCGGGACTTCCAACGTTGCGCCGAGTTTGGCGGACGTAGGGCTGAAAGGCTCTCAGCTCGCAAGGATTGCCTTTGAGGAAGTTGAACAGACCAACGGCACGGTGAAATTTACTGCCACTTTTGCGGCGGGTGTTGGTACTGGTGTTTGGGAAGAAACAGGGATTTTCACAGCGGCAAGTGGAGGTATTCTCTTCAGCCGTGCGGTTACGGGAACCTACACCAAAAAGGACAAGGATGAAATTAAAATCATTTGGACTTATCAATTCAACGATGCCTCTGCGGCATAAGGAGGAAAGATGGACAGAACTGTTACTGGTAAGGTAGAGGTCTGGGAGGGGTCTTCCTCTTCGAGGAGACTCCTTGCTCGGGGTGCTAACAGGGTGGTTACTGGTGGGTTGGTGCTCTTGGCGCAAAGAATCCTCGAGGGGAATACCGTGAAACTCCCCTCGGAATTTCGCCTAGGAGATTCTGCTGCCATCACGACTGACTCGATGACTGGCCTTCAGGGGTCTACGGTTGCCACGATTCCCTGCACGGTTGAAAGGCGGAGCAATGTGCTCTCCTGGATGGGCACGTTTACCTACACCGGGCAGGGGACTAAGGATTGCCTGGAAATTGGACTTTTTCAGTCCCAGGCGGATGGCAATACTATGCTGGCACGGTTCTTACCTCTCCAGCAATTCACAATCAAGAACGGGGTTCCTATTCGGGTAACCTGGGAAATTAAAGTAGGAGAATAGAAGATGGACGGATATGAGAAGACTCCCACGCTTGGGCTGAATAAACCTGAAAAAGGGGACTTTGACTGGGATTTACCTTTGAATGAAAACTGGGATATCCTTGACAGGGTTGGTGGCGCTCAACTCCCGCTGTTAGCTACCATTGATTTGGACTATAAACTTTCTGGGGATGCGGCTATTGGCTGGGCATTGCAAGGGTCGACGCTGAGTGGGAATACCTATACCTCACTCTGGAATGCTATGAAAGCGGCCTTTGATAGAAGTACTGCCGCGAATGAGGAACACTATGGTAAGACCTACTCGGTGAGAACTGATGCTGTTACCGGGTGGAGATTTGTGACTGCAGATGTGTGGAGTAGTGCATTTCCTGCTTTTGGTGATTCTCTGGGTCATATGGTGGATACAGCTAATGGGGCTAAAACAATAAGATTGAGAACATCTTGGAATACTTATGATTTACCTCGAGGCATTGCAAATGTTGCTGGTACTATGCTTGATGAAAGCCTGCCAAATATTAAAGGTGAATTTGCATCCGTTGGTAATACTCGAGGTGTTGTAAATACGGCTTCAGGTGCATTTACAGTTAGCTCAAAATATAAAGGGCAATATGGTGGAGGTGGTGGTAGAGCTGAGGGTGAAGAATCAAATTTCCTTTTAGACGCTTCACGTAGTTCTTCTGCCTACAAAAATGGGGCGCGCCTTCGTCCGCAATCCAAGAATCTCCTGCGCTATTACAAGGTAGGCAACACCATCACCAACGTGGAGAATATTGACGTCGGGACTATTCTTGATTCCATCTCTGATATGGTACACGCGAGTGAGTTTGTGGAAACCAAGAGAATTGTAACTGCAACCTGGAGAAGTGGGAAGAACTGGTATGCGAAGTACTCTGATGGGTGGATTGAGCAGGGTGGACAGTTTACAATGTCTGGTACTGGCTATGACCTCACGTTCAATACACCCTTTACTACAACAGATTACACGTTCCTGGCTATTAGAACCGATGTAACAGGTGGGTATCAATACGATGCTGTTAACGGTTTCACAAACAGAACGGTTAATGGTGGCTACGTTTATTCCTATAGTAAAGGACTTAATGACTGGAGGGCTTGTGGATACTAATATCCACACCCAACCCCACCTATATTTGAAAGGAGAATCCTATGGAATATTTATATAAACCCTATACTGATGAGCAGTATGCGGATTTTGTAAACCTGCCTGAAAACTTAGGTAGGATTATTAAAGAAGACCCTGAAAAGGTTTGGTTCGAGGACCAGCCGGAACCCTCTATTGAGGAGAAGAACGAGGCCGTTAGAGCCACGAGGGAGATGCTCTATCGTGGGCATGTTGACCCACTGACCTCTCAAATCTCCCGCCTCAGAGATGAAGAACAGAGTCCTGAAATTGAACAGGAAATTCAGAGTCTTATCACCCAGCGGTCGGAGCTTGTTGCCAAGATTAAAGAGGAAAATCCCTATATTGAGGAACCCCTCCCTGACACTTCCGTGGTTAACTCTATCTTGGGAGAATAGTGATGGCAATTTATAAGGCTTTAGCTATTCCGTCCTATTACCGGCGGAATTGGAACGCAGGTGGTTGGTCCTGGCTTCCTCCACGCTTGACCTCCAACACCTCTAACACCGGGGAAATTCAGTTCGTTGACCCAAAACTATCAGGTGGTACGATGACTGATGCAGGGGTTATGACTTGGGGCACAGCGGCTATCCAGAGGTTTGACAAAGTGTGGACTGCTTTTCGAGGAGAACAGGCATCAAATAATGCCTGGATTATCAACAACGGGAGTAAGACTTTCACCGTGCTGGATATGGTCTTTCCAGGAGCTAAGGACATCACTGGCTTGCAAATATATTGCCCTGTGATAGGTGGCTATTATTCTAATGTTACAGGCGTGGCTTTCTATGATATGAGTTCAGGCTCTCCTGTTCTATTGAAATATGACCTTTCAACTACAAATAAATCAGGGACTAGGTCTTATAGTTTCACTAGAAATAGTGTATCTAAGCTGAGAGTGTGTATCCGTCCTGACACTGATGGAAACCGTTATCCATCTCTTGTTCAGCGTTTGGTTATATATGCTGGAAATGGTGGCAAGGCTCCTTATGCGGTATCCTGGGATGAGTATGGAGAATCTAATAGAACGACGGTTATCACCGGCTCAGGTGAAAAAAGCTCAACCTTGATGTGGTACGCCTTTGATGGGGATAACTCCTCGGAATGGGTAGCTGCTGATGGCCAGCGGGCAGGTGCTTGGCTTGAATACAGACATTCTAAACTGTTAATCCCTACCAAGGTGGTCTTCCGTAATAGGTCAAATCGTGTAGTCTACCCTGACCCACTGAGACTCCAGGGTTCTACCGACGGGGTGAACTATTTTGATTATGGGGAGTTTGATGGTTTCTCTTCTGAGAAGTCCGGTATCACTACTATCAATGTCAGCACCAACACCCCCTGCAAACATCTCCGCTTTGTTTTTGCAGGTGCTACCAATGGTTCTGGAGGTTCTGATTCTGATGAGGCCGGTTTTTCAGTTATTGAAATTTACGGTAAGGTCATCATCTCTGCCACCAAACTCCCTAACTTTATCGGCGCGGACTATGCCACCTACCAGTACAAAGTTCGCAAGGTAACCTCAGGTTCCAAGACCCGGTACCAATTCAAAAAGAACTAACAAAAGACCCTTGACAAGGAGCCTTTTATCTTGTATTGTAGGGGTGTTGAAACAAACTGAAAGGTGTTATAATGGATTCTGGAACAAACAATAGTTCACAGGCTAATCCGAATATTTCTATTCAGACTGGCCATTCACAACAAGTTGAGCCACTGATTGTGGGCAATGCGAATACAATCACCCGGGTGCTGGTTTTTGGGTTTTTCCTAATGCTTATCACCGCAGGCTGGCTCGTTTGGAGGATTGCAACTCTCCAGGAGAAAGTCCTTTTCCTCGAGGATGTTGTTATTAACAAGGTTTATACAATCTCGAAAGGAGAATAATCTATGCCTACAATATCTAGAAATTCAGGGAAAACCTCCACCTCAAAAGGGAAGTACTCTGGAAAGTCCTTCGGTGGAGCTAAAGGGACTCCCAGAGGCAGGATGATTGCATCTAACTCGGGAATCACCATCACCGTTAATAAGGATAAATCCTCTGGTAAGGGAAAGAAAAATGCCTAGGAAATATCAACCAGGATTGGAAAGTACAAAGTCCTGGTTGAAGTCCCACGAAAAAGGGGAAATTGAGGAGGTCTTGGAAAAGTCAGGCCTGAGCACCCAAAAGGCCAGGATGATTTTGAAAAGATACTGTGAAGAGCAACAGCGACTTCACGCCTCAATAGACCTGGGTATGAGTGAATCCTCACATAGTCATAAGATGACTGAAGCCTTGAACCGACTCAGGGCAACATTAAAATGGCTCGGACTGATTGATTAGGACTGGGTAACGGAATTGCATTTGGAAATGCGCCGTCCCAGCCCTCTTTTTATGCCCAGTCAAATTTCCTTGGGACTGTTGACTCTTGGCCCTTGCACAAATCCTCCACAATATTGACACAACAAAATCTAATTTTCGTGCCATACTTTTCTTGTAATAACAAAGGAGGCACAAATGTTTAATCTTCAATCTTTAGTAGCTATGGCCTCACAGGCTATGCTCAAGAAACTTATCTCTTCAGACTCAATGTATTCTCAGTGGAACACCTTTTGTAAGAAGTGGGGTCTTCCGCAGACTTCGCGGGCAGAGTTTGACAATCTTGTCAGCCAGTTTAATTCAACCCCAGCAGACCAAAAGATGGCCCAGCTCCAGAATGCAAACCCTGAAGCTTTTCAAAAGTTCCTAGGTGGGATGTTGAACAAGTGAGCCCTGAGTTATTACTCCTGATTAACTTTTTCTAGGAGAAAACTTATGACTGAAAACTATGATGGGTTCGGTGGTTCTGGAATCTTCTTTGCCTTTTTGATTTTTGCCCTGTTCGCCTTCGGAGGCAACGGCGGAGGTTGGGGCTGGGGAGGCCGTGGAGGTGCTCTGGGTGGAGCTGGTGCTGTGATTGCAGATAATGGAATCAACTCCCAGCTGGATAACATCCAGGCTCAGAACTTCTACAATTCCCTGAATAACGGTATTGCAGGTATTCAAAGTGCTTTGTGCCAGGGCTTTGCAGGTATCAATCAGACGGTTAATAACACCGCCGCGGCTGCTGCTTTGCAAACCTCTGCTCAGACCCGCGAGATTGTAAATGCCATTGTAACTGGTAATGCGGCCCTCTCCAACAAAATCGACCAGAATACAATATCTGCCCTGCAGACCGAGAATGCTCGCCTGTATGCAGATAAAAGCAATTTGCTCCAGTTGATTAACTTTGGCGAGAGATTCTGCGGACTTGAGAAACAGTTGGCTGCTTGTTGCTGCAGCACTCAGAATGACCTTAACCTCATTCTGTCCAAGCTTCCGACAAGTGGAACTGCGGCTGCGTAAATTTATATCAAAGGGGCTGGTGTTACCTTTCAGGCCAGCCCTGAATTTCAAGGAGACCTATGATGGGATGGTGTAGAGAACTGTGTGAGTTTGCCAAGGAAAAGAAAGTTGAAACTTCCAAGCATCTCACAATGATAGAAATACTGGCCGAGATGGCCGAGATGGGATATGAAAGTAATCCTGGGCACTGGGAACACAAGAGGGAAAAGGCCGAGAGCTTAATCTATGGTTATCACTTTACCAAGGACTGTGCGGAAAAAGCAGTAGCTCGGATGAAAAACAAGGATGGAAGTTCTGGTGCCTACTGGACTCTCGAGGATGTTGAAAAGGTTGCGGCCTCGATGGGTATAGATTGGGGATGTAAGAACTACAACATCTATGACCTTTATTACACGCTGAATATGGTGCGGAGCGACTACTATAAGGATGGCCAGGCACCACAGTATTATGCCGACCTGGCGTTTGACTTCCTCGAGGATAAGGATGCTCCTGAGGGGAAAGCCAAAAGATACTACCTTGCAATGCATTGTGCAGAATAATCAGGAAACCCTCCAGCCTGATTTAAGAGCCTGTTGATTTGAATATTGACAGGCTCTTTTTCTTGCTCCACGATAGGGGAGAAAGGAGATTCTAAGATGGTTGGTGCTTTACAATTTTTGATTGCAGGTTTGGCTGGTGGCTTTCTCAGGAGGCTGTTTGGTGGCGGCTGGAAAGAGGTGCCCCTCCTGAGTTCTCGTGGTGTGCAGACTGTGTTGATGGTAGCTGGGATGGGACTTTGCTTGGGGCTGGATATGTCCAACATAGCCTTGGGAATTCCAATACTCCTTTGGTTGCAATTTCAGTTTTGGTCTCGCGGACACGGATGCTGTTTTGACCTTGGCAGAGGAGGAGAGCCAGACTCCAAGACGGTAGAACGGTATAAAGAGAGATGGTATCATTATCCCCTGGATTGGCTCTATTCTAAGATTGGTGCTAAACCCTATGATTTCTGCTATGATTTTCTCTACATGTTGCTCAGGTACTCCTGTCCGATGCTCCTAGTGGCCCTCATTCTTCGTGACCCTATGTGGCTCCTTGTAGGCTTGCCTATCGCTAACATCTATGCTTTCTGCTGGTCGCTGTTTGAACTCTCTCCCTGGGTAGCAAATGTCCTGCCCTCCCCGTTTAACCGTTCCACAGCCTTGGCGGAATTCTTTTCAGGGTTCTGGGTTTTCGGGTGGTTGACACTCTGCTCAATTCCATCTTGACAGGTAGGCCTTTTTCCACTATTTTGGAATAAAAGAGGGAGACAACTATGCCAGGATACTTGGAAATAATTTGGTCGCTAAATGCCATTTTACTTAGCTGGATACTTTCGCAGTATTTTGCTCTGCGTAAGGAAATCCAGATGATTAACCTTAGCTTGGTCAAGCACTATGCCACAAATGAGGCGATTGAGAAACTTATAGGGAATCAGAATAAAATGCTTGATACCCTGACTCAAATCAAGATTGACCAAGCTACTATTTTTGAGAGGATTGAACGATTCCATGCAGAGAAGAAAAGAACCGTACAAACTGAGTCAGAGGAGCCAGGAACGATTGGTTAGCGTTGACCCTAGGCTGGTTGCCCTCATCCACGAGGCCCTGCATTATGTGGACTTCTCAGTGATTGAGGGACTGAGAACCGAGGAAACCCAGAAGACCTACCTGGCCACTGGGGTGAGTAAGACCCTCAAATCCAAGCACCTCAAGGGCCTGGCTGTTGACCTCTATCCCTGGCCCTGCCCTAAGACCCGAGATGGGCTAATTGACTCTGACTCTAACGATTGGAATATTCTGGCTTTCTATCTGGGCTACTGTGCCGGGAAGCTAGGACTTAATATAACCTGGGGTGGAACGTGGAAGTCCCTCGTTGATAAACCCCACTTTGAATTGGAGGATTAGAATGTATGAATTTTTTAGTTACGTTTCTGAGAACTTTGAGTCTCTTGCTACTATTATTGGTAGTGTGGTGGTTGGTAGTTCTGCTCTTTGTGCCCTTATTCCAGGTGCTGGTTGGCTGAAAAAGCTGCTGGCTATCCTGGCCCTCAATGTGCGTAATGCCACGCCTGAGGACATTGCCAAAGGAAAGAAAGCTGTTGACCTTGCGAAAGAATTAACCAAACCAGAGGAAAAGAAATGAGTGAAAGGTTAGTACGAATTGACGAGCTGGCTTCAGGCTATACGCCTGACTTACCCGACCAGAAGCCTATTCTCTGGGAGGATGGGAGGGTTGTGCTCTTTACAGATAGACCCCTCCAGCCTATGCCCGGGCAAATTCCGTTGATGTCAGCAGGTGTCCCTGTAAACGCTATTTGCGGTGCTGGTGATTTAATCTTCCTTGGCACGACCAGTTCAGTACTAACCTATTCACTTACCACAGCGGAGATAACTGATGTAACCCCTCAAGGGCACGTTGCCTCTGGGGATTGGAGTTTTCAGCCGTTTGGTAAGTGGGTTTATGCTGTTCACGGAGAAAAGCTCTGGGTGTGGAAACCCAGAGATGACAACCAATTCATCCTGGATGAAACCGGCGAGCCTACTGAGGAAGAGAACCCGGCGTATTGGCCTTATAGCACTATGCAGGAAGTTGAGAACTTCACAGCTAGGGGCTATGTGCCTAAGTTCTTGCTCAAGTGTAAGAATTTCTTAGTGGCTGTCTGTGCGGACTCGGTGCTCTGGTCTGATGACGATAACCCGGACTACTGGACTCCTGAACAGGGGAATATGGCTGGCGACCTATTTATTAGGGATATCCAGGGGGAGCTGGTTGGCGGTGTTGCGCTGGATAACTTTATGCTCCTCTGCACGAATAGAGAGGTTGTCAAGGTAAGCTACATCTCCCGGCCGTATATTTTCAGCTATGGGTTGTTGTATAAGGGGGCTGGATGTTGGAACTCCCGTTCTATCTGTGTGGCCAACAAGAGTATCTTTGCTTTTGGGCCTAATGGGATTTGGGTGTCTGATGGTAGCGGCATCACCTTTGTGGATAATGAACGAGTTGGTGCGACGTTGAATGAGCGTCTAGACTTAAACCGCACAGGAAGTTGTTTTTGCGCGGCCTGGGGAATTCTCCAGCACGTCTTTTTCTTCGTCCCGGTGCAGAGTGCAGATAATGCCGAGCTGCTTTGCTTTGGATTTAACCTGGGGAATAACACTTGGACACTGCTCGATTGGGACAGGTATTGTGCCTGGGAACAATACTGGGTCTCGGGCGACGGCACGCTCTATGTGGATGACCTCAAGAATGCCCTTAACCAGGGCCAGGCGGAGGGCAAACTTCCCCTGCCTGAGGATGCTGAGGGGCAGATTGGGATGACTTATGAGGGCTATGGGCAAGTAACCTATGGAGGTAAGATATGGTGTCAGGTTTAGGAAACGTCTACGTTGATGGGCAGTTGATTTCCACTAATAAGGGAGACCAAGAACTCTGGATTGAAAGTAAGGATATTGAGCTCAACACTCGAGGGCATAAATACATAGACACTTTCAATGCAGAGATGAAGAACTCAGGCTCTTCCACTGCGAAGATTAAGCTGGGCTGGAGAGACCGCCTCGAAGACCCGATTAAGTGGACTGACTGGTTTCCTCTCAGTAATTTGGATAACCTTTGCTGGACAAGAATCACAGGAAGGTTTTTCCGCGTCCGGATTGAGGACGTTGGTGCGGAAACTATTTGGAAATTATCTGCCCTGGAATTCTTCGGGCAACAAATGAATGGGAGACTCTAGTATGGCAGATTTTTCAAACCTTCCAAGTCCGGAGGAATATCAGGACTGGCGTTCCTGGGCTGCGATTGTGGTAGGAAATCTCCGTGCCCAACAGGCCAACCCACAGGTGGTAAATCTAGGGTTGTATATTTGGGACTCCAGCAAGCCAAGGAATGGCTTGCCTCCTGCAGTGGACGGCGACCAGATTAGGGTTAAAAAGGACGGGAAAATTTATCTGGGAGTTTACGATGAAGACAGTGGATGGGTTTTATACAGTCCCCAAGGATAGAGCAAACTGGCTGTTTGAGGTGGACTTGGACGCGCTGGGAGTGAAGTGGGTTTGTCTGAGAAGATATGGCTGCTATGCTCTTTTCCTCCAGGGGAATGGCAGGGCCGAGGCGCACTGGACGTGCCTACCTAGGGTCGATGTTTGGAATGCCCTCAGGTTTTGTCGGGAAGTTCTGCCTGTGGCAAGGAGAATCCTGGGGGTGCCAAAATTCTACGGCCTAACCCCGGTGAATAACCTCCGGGCGCTCAAAATGGCCAGACTTTTAAAATTTCGTCCACTAGGATTTAGTAAGTTTAACAATGTTGTTTGTCTAGTTAGTGTAAAGGAGTTTGACAATGGGTAGTGTTGTTGGTGCTATTACAGGGCATTCTAACGCAAAATCCGAGAACAAGGCGAACGCTGCCTATGCGGCTGAGCTTAATGGAGTGCGGAATCAGATTAGAGATGCCTATGCGGAAGCCCAAAAAGGCTGGGTGGATTACATCCCAGAACTTCAACAGGGCATTTCAGGAAATATAAATTTTGCAAATCAGATTGCAGGACGGAATTCTGCGTATAATCAGTATCTGGGAAATGAGGCCGCGAATAGTCTTGGGCTGGGTTATAGAAAGGCCACGGAAAGCATTGCTCCGCAACTGGAGGGTGAAACCTATAATCTGATTAAACAGACCCGAGATGAACTTATCCCTGCTGCAAGAAGTGCGGCTATTGATGCTGGTGCCTATGGGGGAAGTAGAGATTATCTCACCCGGGAGAGAGTTCAGGAAAATCTGGAAAATCAGATTGTTGCTCAGGCTGCGGTGGACATTGCGAATCAGAGGGCGCAGACCCCGGCGCTGTTGGGTGCGGATGCTAACTCGGTTAGCAATTATCTCAACACCGGCACAGCGGCGAATAACCTGCTCGTCAATGCAGCCAATCAACAGCAACAGGCTGATATGGCCAAAACCAATTACCTGTGGGATTTGGCTATGGCCTATGGTAGCGCGGTGGGCTCGAGTCAGGCAGCCTATAATAAACAAACCAACCCTTGGGTTGCAGGACTTCAGGGTGGTTATAACGGCCTGGGCTCAGATTTGAAAATGATTTCTAGTATCTTTGGGCTAGGTGGTTAAGGAGATAAAAGATGGTTGATTTAATTCCAAGTTTTTTAGATAATCAGATTCGAGAATATCTCTCTCAGGAGGAAGTTCAAAACCGAGTGGAGAATAGTCTTCCCTATAAGTTGGCTCAACAGGGTAGGCAAGTTGCTCAGGCCATCAATCAGGGTCTTGCAAAGCAAAAGGCAAAGGAGGGGCTGATAAAGGACAGAAGTGAACTCCCTAATAGGAACACTGATAAGTTGCCCTACCCTGGTCAGCACGTTGTTGACCCTTTTGGTGCGGCTATGGCTGCAGGGGATTATATTTACCACGCTGCGGAAAATCCTCAGAATGCTGGGGAGTTTGGAATTTCCTGGGCCGCGAACACAGGGGAAAGTATCGGGGATTATATTCTGAGTTTGTTTGGCGCTGGGGAAGACAAGGAGGGAACTCCAAAGAAAACCTGGCTGGAAACTTACCTTGCCCAGGGTGGACCTGGAGGTGGCGCTGGAATGGTGGCCGGAGGGCAAGGAGGCGAGGGAATTCCTTTTCCGGAGATAAACCTAGGGATGAGAGATATTGACACCTCCAAGGTCAAAGCCCCTCAGTATGAGGGAACTCCCTATAATGTTTGGGATGTCCTTGCGGCTGGATTTGCCAACGCGGACTTTTCGGGGAAACTCCCTGACTTTTCCAAGGCGGTGAATGAGATGAACCGGATTACAGCTGAGGGTAACAAGTCTGTTACAGATGCCAAGAATGCTACGGAAGAAGCCCGGGCGTCTGCGGAAAGATGGCAGGTAGCTCAGGAATTCGCAAAAGAGGAGATGCGGCAACGCAATGCCCTCGCACAAGCCAATATGGCCCTGGCTAAATGGCAGGCTATGCAACCTCGTGCATTAGGGGGAAATAAAACTTACTGGAGGGATTCCAATGGGAATATCCATTGGGAACAGGTGGACAAACTAGGTGAGGCAAGAACCCTCGGGCAGAATGCCGCACTGAGTGACCTGGCCCAGATGTCAGACAAGGAGCTCAGCCGGATGACCCCGAAGAAAATAATGCAGAGGGCACAACAGCAAAGCCTCTTGCTCCAGGACAAAAATTCTCAAATTCCATTTATGCAGAACTACTACATCCAGGGTCTGCAGATGATTCAAGGAGAGTAATATGGATGACAAGCTGAAATATTTTGAGAATCTGGCTAAGAGCCTAACGTGGAACTCTACGTTAGGCCTTTTTGGGCTAGATAACCCAGATGAGGATGTTCAGGAATGGGAGGCGGAGAATCCTAAGGCGGCGTTTATCTCCCAGGTGGCACCCCTCGCGGCAGGGACGGCCAAAGTGGCAAGTATGCTAGCTAAGGGGACTCGCTATGGGAAATGGGCTCGAGGACTGGCCAGCGTGGAAAACACTGCCAAGGCACCGTTTCTTTCTAGGCTGGGTAGTGAGGCTGCCTTGCTTGCCCCAATAGAGGTGGGACGACAAGCCATAGGTTTGGGACTCCAAACTGCAAACCCTGAATGGGAGGGAGGCTCCCTTGGCGAGCGCGCCACGGAGGCACTGGTGGATATTGGTGCAGGAGGAGTGCTCGCGGGTGGCCTCGGGTGGATTGCCTCAGGAGGGAAGAGAGTCCGTGTGCCTAAGCAGTTTGCGGACATCTCGAGTAAGAACTCCTGGCAACAGAACCTCCGCAATGCTCGGGCAAAGATAGGCACTGTGGAACCGGAGCTGGAGGGGGAGCTCAATAATACTATCCTGGGCTTGGAACGCAGGATTCGGGAAGAGTCCCGAGACCATATGATTGGGGAACTGGAGGGAAGTGAAAAGTGGAAAGCTCTGAACTCGGTGCTCCGAGGGACAAACTCCGTGAGAAGCCGGGCATTCTCTCCTAATAAAGAAATCGGGTTTAAAAGTTTGAGTGAACTAGAACGTACGGTTGGAGAACTCAAGGGCAATGGTACACTTACGGAGGACTGGCTGGAATATGTGCAGTTTCCTCGGTTGGTTAGTGCCCAGGGAAAGAAAGCCATCACACGACTGGATAATACCATTCAGGGGAACCTTGCCGAGGTGGGTAATGGCTGGAGGCTAGGGAAGGAGAAAGATGGGCTCTATGTCATCGCCAGGAAGACAGGTAAAGAGGGCAACTGGTTTGTGGCCAAAACAGATGACCCTGCACACTTTATTCCAGAGCAGGGGAACCTCCTCAAGATTTCTAATTCCGATGCCTGGAGAGACCCGGAGACTGTTTATAAAGGGATTGGGGACTCTGATGCCGTGCTAGACAGGGCGCTGAGATTCTCAGACACCCTGGGTGATGGCACAGATATTCCCTCTCTCGCAGAGACCAAAGGGTTTCAAGGGGCTAAGAATGTTGCCCGGAAACTTGGCTGGGGCGTGATTGAGGACTCGGAACTGCTGGGCAATGTGGCTAGCTTTGCAAAGAGAAACTTCTATCCCACAGCCTTTAAATTTAAGAACTCCCCGCTGGCCAGGAAAATCTACGCGGTGGCGCAGAACACTCGAGACAACGCGAGGAGAAAGGCACAGGAACTTGTCTATGGCCGGCCGCAGGTAGGGGAGGACTCTCTTTTTAAGGTGGTGTCTGGTGGGATTAAGAGAGATGACCCTACGGCTTTCGCGAATATGGTAAGGCAACTTGCCACGAAGAACCCTCAAGGATTTGACACCCTGCTCAAAATCATAGATGACGAGATTCCTTTCAGTGATGTGCTCATTCGGCCGGAGCTGGTCAATGCCCTTGGGGCGGATGGGCTGGATACCCTTCGTGCCCTGAATACTCTCCACGATAAGGCTATTCAGGAACTCACCACCAGCGCAGGAAAACTCCACATTCCAGATGCTAAGATGTTCCCGCTGAGAAAAGGCCACTATGGGATTAGCCACTATTGGCAAGGCTCCCTCCGGCAGGCCATCCTCAATGACAAAGGGAACCTGGTTTACATCGTGAGTGGGGACAATAAAAAGGCTGTGCAAAAGATGGCCAAGGGAGTTATTGACAAGGCTAAGGAAAATGGAGGGAACTGGAGGCTTGGGGAGTTCTGGATGAAAGACAGGGCCCTGGACCTTAGGCAAGAAAAACTTCTTTCCGGCACGGATGACTTCGCCCTGGCTAATAATTTTGCAGCCCAATATGCGGGGGCTCACCCGGACGTGGCGAAGTCTAGCTTTTTCTTTCCTCGGTCTGGGGTGGGTGGCTACAACCGAGCGCGCACTGCGGAAGACCTGATTGAGAATTTGAGCTACTCCCTGGAAAATAAATACATTTGGCTGGCCAATGAAATCAATGACAGGGTGTTGGCTAAAGACATTGCCACGCTAGGCATTGATGACCCTAGAACAGCAGTGATGCTGCAGGATACCCTGAGTGTGCTCAAAGGGGAACAGGGCGTGTTTAGCCAGCTGGTCAATAAGACCACGGATAGCATCCTGGCGCCCGTGCTGGGGACGGACTCCGCGAGTAGGATTGTCCGGAGTATCAACGCGGCAAGTGCGCATCTGGACTTGGGTTTTGGGAACCTGGCCTATGCGCTGGCAAATATCCTGCAACCCATCACCACCGTGCTACCACAGTTGGCCCTTCTCAGGGAGTGTCCGCAGGCCCTCCAGTGGGCGTATGATGGAGTTCCCCTCATTTCCAAAAGTGGCAAGGGAATGGTCGCGAATACCCTGAGTCCGCTCAAAATTATGTGGGAGAGCCTGAAACTTATGGGCAACCCGAAAGTGGAACAAGGGTTCTCGGAATTTATGGAGCAGATGGTGCGGGATGGGGCACTGAGCCCGAGGTTCATTGAAAGCTATATTGGAGAGAACTCTGGGCTGGGTCAAGGCCTGGCAGACTCGCTTAAAAAGGGAGACTACTCCGGGATGCTTAGGAATATGGCCACTATGCTCCCAACATTCTCAGAACAAGCGTCCCGTGGCTATGCTATGACCGTGGGGTATAAGCTCTTTAATTCTATGGCCAAGGCTGGGATGATAACCAAAGAGCAGGTGTACCTAGGAGCTAAAAAGTTTACCGAAAACACAATGTTCCAATTCGCAGCTAGTGATAGGGCTCGTGTGCTGCAGGGGCCGGTTGGTCAGGCCTGGGGATTGTTCAAAAACTGGACTATGCATTATGTGGGCTGGCAAATGCAATACATCGATGCAGGGTTGCGGTATGGAGCCTGGAAACCCTATATGTATAGTAACTTGGCAACCTCCTTACTTGGTGGTATGGGGAGCTCGGAGATTGGAGCTACCTTGGAAAGATTCACCGAGTGGGCGGCGGATGACAAGATGAGTAATCTGCTGTATGACAGGTGGGGAAATGGAGCGGAAAGTAATTTTCTCCTCTATGGCATCCCTGGGGCGTTTGGGTTCTCCCTGCAATCCCAGGTAAACAGCCCGTTTCGTGACCCAGGTGAGGAAACCCAGCGTTTTATGGGATTTGTCTGGGGGCAGAGGCTTAAGGCATTGTGGAATGGCCTGGACTCAGGTATTGATTACTACGCCACGACGGGGAGAAACCCTGCCGGGGACAAGGGCTTTCAACAGGGTATGATGAGGGCGCTCAGTCCGAAGATGCTCTACAGAACAACCCAGGTGGTCAATGATACCCTCTACGCGAGTACCGGGACTAAGGTTGCTGACCTCACACCGCTGGAAAGCCTGGCCTATCAGTATTTTAACATCACTCCTACCCGGGTGGACCAGGCCTTTAAAATTTCAAATGAAATCTGGAGGGATAAAGACAAGCGGGCTAAGCTCACGCAGAGCTACGCTGAAGTCTTTACAAATGCCCTGGAAAGTGGGGATGGTCGACTGATGTTTACCATTGTGCAGAGGGCACTCCTCGACGGGGTGGATGTGGGGAATATGGTGGACAGCGCTCAGACTCGCCTTGAGAACCGACAACTCACACCCCTGCAGAGAAACGTGGACTACTATGGAGTCTGGGGAACCACAGCCGGGGAACTGGGATTGTGATGGGAGAGTGAGACGGCTCACTTCATCGAGATATGGGACGGCTTGGAAATTTCCCCGCACAAACGCAAAAAGAAACGGGAGGCACAACTTTACCTCCCGTTAATTTATTGCCCAAAACCAGCAAAACAAACCGCATTTACGCCGTTTAAAAATCCCGTTTGTTATTCCAAAAATCCGCAATTTGCCGATGTACCATCTCCTCTGTAAGTCCACCCTCAACCAGGGCTTTCGTATTCAACAGCTGGAGCCAAAACACCAGGCGGACGAAGGACAGGCAGAGGGCATCTTTGCCTTTTTGAAAATAGAGCTCCCGACAGGACAGGGCCTCGTGGGATATGGCACTCAGAATGTCGGGGAGGGAAACTCCTGGCTTGCACGCACGGGCATAGGCCTGGATTTCCTCCGGACTAAAATGGCGGTAGGACGGCTGAGCTAAGGTGTTCTCCGGGTTTTCGGAAACCCCAAGTCCATCCTCGATGTGAATTTCTATCATAGGTGTTCTCCTTTACATAGGTTTGTTTAAGTCTACCCCAGCCTTGAAGTGGCGAAAACCTCTCTGGCCTAGGGCGTTGATTGAGCCTTTCGGGGCGTCTGTTTCCTCGATGTACCCTGCATTGAGTAGGGTGTCGATGAAGTAGGAAATCCTGTGGGTCGGGATTTTTGTGGTGAGGATTTGGACAAGTTTACGCTCTGGGAATACCGGCGTGCGGAGGGTCATCCGGACAATGGCCAGCTTGATTTCATCCATAACATCCTTGTCGGATTCCTTACTCATATCTCGGAAAATTTCAGGCATATTGGTTTCGAGTTCCAGGAGCCACTCCTTGGCAAGAGCCAGGATGGGCTGGGTTATGAGGAGGGTTCCCTGTGCGGCCGCGAGGCACATAGCTATTTTGAGCCAGTGTACAGGGCGACGGGCGACATAGGAAGCCAGGCGTGGATGGTAGGGCACGGGTGCCATTTTCTCATCTATTATCCAGGTGTCCAAGAAGTCAAGAGCCTCCTCAGTGAAGGTCATCTGGCCCTGGATACTCACAAGGGACTCCACAGCTGGACGGTACTTGGACAGGGGGAACTCAGGAAGGTTCAACCTGTCCCTGGTGCGGAGGACTTCTGTCCTCCAATCGTAGCAAAGAACTAGACGGGAACAGAACCCAAGAGACCAAGCCTCCTCAGGCAGGACGTTGTTAAGGAAACTTGGCTGGGTTCCGGAGATGAGGTTTAGGACTGGGAAATCCAGGGTGTTCTTTCCACCACCCCTGGTCATCTCGGAGAAGGAACTCGGGCAATCCCAGAAATCGTTGAGAACATTTAGGACGCTCAGGTCATAGGCCTTCATATAGGTTCCATACTCACGGGGGGCGACGGAAAGAGGGTGGGTTACTAAGGTCTCACCGAAAGGGCCTGACACAGGACTGGAACAATCTTGCATAAAATCCAGAAGCCCGGGGATGGTTGTAGTCTCATCCCCAATGAAAATCTTCTCGGAAAGTTTCCAGAGCTCCTCCACCCTCTTCAGCACGATGGACTTGCCTACGCCGGGAGGGCTCACCAGCAGAATATACTGGTTGGCGAAGAGTTTCCCCTTACCAATATCACACCAGACCCGACGCTGAAGAAGGCCGGCTACCATAGCGATAGCGGCCCAGCGACGGAAAAGCTCTGGAGATTCAGTTCCCCGGGTGTCCTGAACAAACTCATCTATTAGGTTTCCAGTTGAGAATGTTGTTCTCGGGAAAATGTCTACGTTTTCTTTCGTCATTGCCTTTATACTTTCTTACACCATCTGGGTTCTTTTCCGGGTTCTTCTTGTCAAAGTGAGCCCAATTCCATCCAACCTCAGCATCCACGCCGATAATCATAGTTCGCCCGTCAATGGGGACTGGGAATATCATCTCCTTCAGGATTTGAGGTAGGAGTTCATCCTCGCGGTCTTCAGGGTACTGCACAACAATAGCATCGTGGACTTGGGCGATAAGCTGAACATCGTGCCCCTGGAATTTCTTTTGTACCTTCCACGCCGCAAAGTTCAGGGTATCGGCGATGGTGCTTTGAGGTTCGTATGCAATTGCCTCGCGCCAAGTCGCAGGTTCGTCTGGCCGGGAAAAGAAGATTCGCTCACGACCATAGCAGGTGGTAACCTTTCGTTCAAACTGGACGGATTGGATTACCTTCTTGTGCCAACGTGGGATGCCAGGGAACTTCTCAAAATATTTCTGCTGGAATTCCTCAATAATAGGGGTTGGCATATGAAGATGCCCTGCCATTGTTGGGGGAGTGCCGAAGTAGTTTGTCCCGTGGCCTCCCTTTTTCGCCATATCTCGGATGGAGAGCTCTCGGTAGAATGGGGTGTTGGAGGCAATCTCCTTGTCCTTTTTAATGTCCCCTGTCCACGGCAGGTCGTGCCAAACGAGCCTCGCAACTACTGTATGGGCATCACCCTCATCGCAAGCCTTGATGTAATTCTCATCCCCGGTGATATACCCCACGGCCTTGGACTCCGCGGCTTGGAGGTCAATGTAGGCAATTTTCATTCCCGGGTCGGCTACGAAGATTTCCCTGAGGGAGTTCGTGATGTTTTGAAGATTTGTTCCTGTGCCGAGAGCGGAGGTGCTGGAGTTCCAACGTCCGGTCTCTGTGCCGGCCACGGAATAGGAGCACCGGATTCTACCATCCGGGTCTATCTCCGTGCGGAGGACAGAAAGGAGTTTTCCTAGGTCGTGGAGGATAAGAACTAACTTGCACAGCGGCCGGGCGTAAAGATAGGAGTCAATGAGTTTTTCCATCGCACTGCGGTCGGCGGTAACCTTGCCCCGGAACATCACAGGCGCACAACCCAAGGCCTCATAGAAGAACTCTTTGAGTTGGGCCGGGGAATTTGGATTAAGGTCTTTGTCCCACACAGCATTGGCTAGGATGTTCAACTTGGCCTGGTAATAGTTGTAGTCCTGTTCAAGTTCCTCTATCTTGGAGTGCACCTTTTGACGGTCAACGAGGAACCCTCGGAACATCATTTCTAGGGCCACGGCCTGGGAGCTAAACTCCCACTTGTAAAGAGTGGCTGTGTTGGTATTGAACTGTGTTTTAAGTTTTTCCCAGATTTCATAGGTAAGACAACAGTCAAGTCCATTGTATACCCACAGGTTAGTAGCCTCGTCATCTGGCACGAAGCTCTCTGTTTTGAATTTTAACATAGGTCTAGCGACTCCTCTCAGCTTTTAGGTTGTTCAAATTAAGGGACTGGGTGGAAAGTTCAAACTTCTGGAGTTGAAGTCTGAGCTTGTAGTAGGTCAGGGCCTCGGAAGGGCTAAGCCCATCCCAACCGTCCCGAGGGAAAGAAAGCTGGAGAGAGGAGTGGCGAAGTAGCCGGGAAAGGAGTTTGGCCTTCTGGGCCCGGGGAACTAGTCCCCATTGGGTTGGTTCTCCAGGATTAGGCACAACAGCCCAACCGAGGAAATGCCTGGACTCAGAAAGAATGACTCTCTTCATATTAAAACCCTCCAGTTTTCTTTCATAATAATTCCGGCGGGGCAGTTTGTCAAGCCCCTGAGATTAGGTTTTCCGGGATGTGGATTGGTGGAACCTCGAGGCGAATATTATCCAGGGATGCAAGCCCTTCAAACTTCACTCGTGCCCAACCCACAGGGGTGAACAGGGAAAGAAACTTCTCTCGGGGAATATGCTCCAGGCCGAATGGAGTGTAGAAATCTACCTCGCGAGAAGAGTTCCTGATAAGGCGGGAAGTCAGGGAATGAAGATAAACCAACTCCCAATGACCATTAACCCTATGTGCCCATACACTTCCAGGGGAAAAGAACTCACTTTTCCTCTCCGGTTTCAGAAGTTTCGCTATCTGTCTGTCTGCTTGAATTGTATCTCTCACTGAACTCTCCCAGGTTGTCAAGGTGAATCAAACTAGTTATAACCAGCAATACCCAAAATATTGCCAGAAGGAAGTCAATAAAAAGCTCTCCCATTATTTCAGGTCCTTTTCTTCAAATCGCCTCATAAGTTTCCACGAGGCCTCGTTGGTGTAAATACTGCCCATAAAACCAAGGGACTTGGGAAGTTCCTCATAGAGGCAATGGTGCATTATCATAGTATCGTCTCGAAAGCCGAGGGTCTTGATGTTCATAACCCGCCAGAGGTATTGAATGTCATACACCCCGTTTTGAAGGACTTTCTCTATGGAGAGGTTCTGGCAGATGTCCCGGACAAGTGCCCAGGCAGAAAGCTCATCGAGGAAACTCCAGTAATTCCAATCCTCTTTGCGACTGTCGGTGAAGGGGATGGTGATGGAGAAGGAGGGGGATATCCCAAACCCTACACAGGTGATTTGCCCGTCTTTGGTTTCAATGTCGAGGGTGAGACGGCTCCTTTCATTGAGCAACTTCCTACATTCCGCCAAGTCCTCTTTCGTCTCTGGAATCCATACTTCCCTCTTCGGGCGGTTGATTTCAGGGAACTCCATTTCCCTCGCTGCCTTGAGGAGGTCAGCCCCGGCAATTACCTTTTGAGAATAGTCTCGGATTATGGTAACTGGGTGGTAGGTTGGCAGGACTTTGAGGCCTGGCACGAGGGTGGACTCCATACAAGTTCCCCTGATTGCAGTGAACTTACAAGTGTCCATCAACGCCCAGGTGGAGAAGGCTCCAAGACAAAGGCAGAGATTCGGCTTGAGCTCCCGGATACGGGAAAGACAGGCCTCAACTTGGGACAGCTTGGAGGGAGCCAAGTACTTACCACTCTTAATGTAACCTCTGGAATAGGGTTTTCCAAAGAGTTCCTGAGATTGACTTTCAGCCTCTTTTTTAGTCAGACAGAACTCCTCAATCTTTCCACTTCCGGGGCGTTGGGTGAGGACGGGGATGATTTCCAGGTCGGAGGGCTGGATTCCCGCCTGGGAACAGATGTCCCAGAAAATCCTCCCTGTTTCCCCGGAAAGGAGTCTCCCTGTAACAAGGTCGGTCTTGCCAGGGAACTCTGTTACAACTACCAACTTAGTCATCGCACGGCTCCCAGGATAGGGTTCCATTGGAAAGGCCGGAAAGAATATTCTCCCCTATGTGCTGGGCCTCGGAGAGGGTCAGGTCCACAGGGCCGGTGTCCAGGGTAAGTTCCCCAGTGGCATCCTGAGTCCACCCCACATTGACCTCTACCGGGGACTCTTTAAAGTCCCCACCTCTCCATACTGTTGTGAAATAATCTCCTCTTTTCATCATAGGTCTATCTCCAAATCAATATCTAGGTTTGTTGAATTTTCTGCAATCTTCTCGTCGTGGAGCCAGGCTTGAGCTTTGGCCGCAATATCCTGGTCAATTTCCAGCCCCAGGGCCTGTTCCACACCATACCCCAGGGAGGCCATAATTGCCGTGCCACTACCACACGTCGGGTCGAGGAGGCGAGTATTCCCATCACAGAAAGCACTCATCAACTGCCGCTCCATTGCCAGGGGTTTCTCACTCACGTGGAACTTCTTGGTGCAAGGGTGGGGGAAGATGTTCGAGATGTTTTTGACCACCGGTCTTCTCTCCCGAACAAACACCAGAGCGTATTCACCAACGTTCCTCATCCCGCACATCGTGTCGGCTATGATTCCCTTGTTGTCAGACTTATACCAAATAAAGGGCTGGGCTAGGCACTCAAAACCGATGGACTTGAACTGGGCTTTCGTCCACTCCTGAAAGTTGAGGCTCAGCCAGCAGATGATATGGCAGGAGGGAGAAAGGAGTTTTTCAGAGTTCCTCACCAGGGCCTCGACTAGCCCTTGGTAAATTTCCGGAGTATCCTCGTAATGGTCAAAATTCTTTGTATTGCCTTGCTCACTTTTCTGATGGTTGATACCATAGGGGAAATCCAAGTGCAGGAGGTTGAACTTTGGCCCACTGTAGGAGTCTGCCCAGATGGGGAAGTTTGCACAGATGATTTGGGTGTTTGGGAATGGGTCTGCCGAAGTTTGCTCTGGGCTTTGAGATACTCCAGCTGGCGCTGTTTCCAATTGCGGTAGGTTTCCAGGGACATTCCCATCCGTACTGCGGACTCCCGCTCCCACTGAGTTAGTTCTTCCTTGTTCTGTTCCATTTTCAGATTCCTCCATCATATCAATAACAAACTGGTCCATATCCGAGCGAATGTTGGAAAGGAGCCGCTCGCTCTCCCGCCGGCAGATGGTGTAAGCACTTACCAAGGTGTCTGCCCCTGCAACCTTGGGGTTGTCAATGTTAGCCCAGACTACACGGTTTTTTGAGATAAACCCCTCAGAGAGGCCGAGGAATTCTGCCAGCTCGATGTTCGTGGAGAACTTGCGGAGGTAGAACAGCTCGTCAATTGCCTTGGCCTTCTCCTGCCAAGTGAGGTCTTTTCTCTTGATGTTCTCCTCGAGTTCTATCACGTGGCGGGTGGAGGGGTCGAGGTTGGTAAAGAGGGTGCACTTGATGGTGGTGGGAAGTTTACCCTCGGAGGCCAGCTGACTCCAAGCGGTATATCTTCTCTCCCCGGCGATGAGGTAGAACAGGCCGTCATCTGGGTCCTGCTCAATAACAACAGGGTTTATTAGGCCAACTTGAAGCAGTGAAACCTTGAGGTCTGTTAAGTCCCCAAGGTCTTTACGTTGGCGCTCTGGGCGAATGTGAATAGAATTGAGTTCAATTTCCATAGGGAGCTCCGGGATAAAAGGGTTGGATGGAAAGTAGGGAGGGAGGAGGTCAAGCATCCCTTTCCACTCCCTACTATTTAGGTGGTTTAGTCCTGACTCAGGAACTTGCGAACTTCAGGGAATACTGATTCGCCGTCCTGGGACTGTCTATGCGATACGATGCCGATGACGTTTCTGCCTGCACATTCAGCCAGCATTTCGGCGTAGGACATATCAGAAGATGTGTCAAAACCAGCTTTGGCCAAGAAGTCCTGAAGACGCCACATAGAATCCTCTGTAAGATAGAACTGGGTTTTCAACTTTGCCTCGGTTGGGTTCTTTACTTGTGCCCATTCTTCCGGGTCTACATCATCACGAGGAGACAGAACCTTGAGAGCAAATTCTACATATGGAGTTTGTTTCTGCTGGCTGGTGCCTGTGGTGTAGCCTGTGATAACCATATCATAGGCGCCTACCGGCAAGGGTTTTGGACGTTCAGTTTCAGATACTTTTTTGTCAAGCAGGTGCATAAAGTTTGTCATAGATTTTTCCTTTCAGAAAGATTGAATTAAATTAAAACTAAATAAAAAGTTTGTCTAGTTGTTTTCGAGGTGCCCCACCACAAGTCAAAAGGCAAGAGTCAGGAGTCAAGATTTGCCTTGGGACTCAGGACTTTTGACTTAGAGGGGCGTTGGAGTAGGTGGACAGGGACTTTGGAGGAATGGAGGAGAAAAGCAAGCCCCTGTCCTAAAGATGCTAAGCCTCAGACGCTAGGCCTTAACATCTTTAAAGTAGCTGGCCAAGCCATCTGCCTGAGGGTAGATGTCCTTGACCTTCCCGGGGTTCGGGCTCTTCAGTCCCATCAGTGGCGTGGCCTTGGTGAAGAGCACCCTCTTGGAACCCTGGAATCCAGCACAGAGCATATGATTGAAATATCTGCCAACTTTAGGAGGGAGCTTGGAGCCAAGGGTGTTTATCTGTGCCTTGACCAAGCCCGTGCCCTCGTCCTGGATGTATTTAATATGGCTGTTGATTACCACATTACACTGGACATCGGTGGAATAGAGGATTGAAAGAACATCCTCGATAAGGGACATTGCCAGACCCCACTCTTGGATTTCTGGCTGTTTACCCGTGTGGCCATTCCCTGCAAGGACGTGCTCTAATGCTGCGTCGGACATAAACGTCAGAGAGTCAATCACGATGATGTCCTCGAGGGTGGTGTATTTCTGGCTCCATTCGGTGAGAAGTGCCAGGCCTTTGGAAAACCCCTTGGGGGTGCCTTGGATGAGGACTGTCCCATTGACCGCCTTCTTTTTCTCCGTGAGGGTTTCATACTCAATATTCTTGAGCTTGTCTGGGTCAACGGAGGTGGACAGAATATCCAGCCCGTTGTCGTAGTCCAGGATGTGAAGTCTATACCCTGCATTGGCAAGACTTGCCAGGGCACCTGTTTTCCCTGTGCCTGTATCGCCCATTAAAAGGAGCTTAATTGGTTTCTCTGTTTTGTAGGTTTCTAATGTAGGCATTTGCGCTCTCCTAAATTTATAACATCACTCTCTTTAAAATCAAAATCGTCCAAGGCTTGGGTAGCCTCCTCGGGAAGACCCTTGCAGACTTCCTCCCGAAAGCCTGGAATTGTGCGGAATAGATACAGGGCTGCTGCATACTCAGGAAGGTTGCCTTCACCAGTGCACTTTACGGAGGTTATTACCGCTGAATTGTTTGGAAGTTTCTCAAACTTGAAAGTTATTTCTACAGACATCTTACTATCTCCCTAGCTAGGATGAACATTATGAAAAAGGCTAACCAAAAAATCCAATCTCGGGTCATTACTCTCCTCCCCTAATTTGTGTGGGGTCCCAGACTCTCTTCGTGAAGTCTTCCTTGAGAATCTGTGCTCGAAGTCCTCGAGGTGCTGTGCAAACAGACTTGAACGGACACCCAGAATATTTGTTGCAACTCTTGTCATTCTGAGGCCACTGGCCTTTGGTGGCGAAGAACTCTGCCAAGGTAAGCCAAAGGCGTTGCTCCTCTAGCCATTCGTTGCAATACTCCTTGGAGCGGAGGGTCATCTGCCTTGCAAACTCTCCAGTTTTTACATTGATGGCATCTACTATCACACCATTAAGAGGGGTTGAATAACAAACCTCCCCGGCAATGGTGTAGAGGGTCATCTGTGTGTCCGGGTTGTATTGGGAGAAGTAATGGTCTGTCAAGGGCATTCCAGTTGTCTTGTGGTCGAGCACGAAAACTCCCAGACCAAACTTGGATTCCACGAGGCGGTCGATATGGCCTGCAAAGGAGAACATCTCACCGGAACAGGATTTCAGATTAGATTCAAACTGGAAATGGAGCTCCACACCTAGGGTGCCGTCCCCGAATCTCTTGGTGGCCTGTGGGTCATTCTGGTAGTTGTCCAGGTAAGCCAGGGTCAAGGCCACGAGGGACTTGGAATTTCTCAGCGGGTCCTCGTAGGAATCAATGTTCTGGCGAAGTGGATGTTTCATAAGCTGTTCCACGGTGGCCAGAACGTTGGACTCAAAGTCCATACCCTTGTCCTGCCGGCGGTAGAAGCTCTCAAGCCCCTCGTGCAGGGCAATCCCGAAGTCCAGGGCAAGGGCAGTCTTCTTTGTGGTATAGCCACGGATGACCTGGTAGTAGTATTTCCTCGGACATTCCTTGAAAGTTCCCAGGGAGGTAGCATCCCACACCAGCTGGAGGTAAGGGTTGTTCTGGGAGAAGGCCTTGTTCACGGGGATAGAATCTTCTTCTGTGTTTATGTCGGTCATTCTGCTTTTCTCCTTTCTCAGAGTTTCAAATCTGCCAAGAGGGCTTGCATCTCTGCCTTCTCGAGGACTTTCTTCCCTCCTCGGGAGGTGCCTGGGCTCTTCTTCTCTTTCTTGAGCCAGGTTCCTCTGTTCGCCCGGAGGCGCTCCACAATTTTCGCTAGGTCTTCCTGGGTCAAGAACTGTGGGTCTTTATTAAACAGCCGGTCAACGGATTCCTTATCCGCCTCGGCTATGGGGTTTTCTTCCTGGTTTACATTATCTACCATCCTGGTCTCCTTTTTCAATAGATAGGTTTCTCTGCACTCTTTCCTCCAAGTTTTTCTGTTCTATCATTTTCCCGACCCAGCGCTCTATCATCCCCCGAATGACTACTGCCGGCTCAGCCTTGCTAAGCTTGTTCATCATAACGTGAGTTTCAGGGCGGAGTCTAATCGTAAGTTTCTTCCACTCTTGAGCCATCCTGGGCCTCCGTTTCTTTGAAAATTAAAAATTCCCCTGAGGTGGTCGTAGTGAGGAGGGAAAGACATTCAAACTGTGAATTTGCTTTCCGAACCTGATAGAAAAGTCTTTTAAATTTCTGTTCATTCCCTACCCAAATACGGATACCCCAGGGATGTTGGAGGGCAGTGGCAAGGCAAGATTCAACAAGAAGAATCTGGGACTTGATTCCACTGCCCGACATTTATTAGGCCTCCAAATCCAAGCTTGCCGCACGGATTTCAATAACCTGGATAGCACGATTGTAGAGAGCATCGTAGTTGTTCTGAATAATGCTGTCAACCATTTCACCATACTGTTCTTTTGTGAGTTTAGCCTTGGACATACCTTTCGAGGCCAGTTTCTTACCCAGAGCATCTTCTGCAATACGGCGGATTTCTTTCTGAACCGGGTCAGAGGTGGAGATACTTCTAATCCCGAACTCGTAACCAGCAACATATTTGTCAATGATTTCCTGGTTTACTTCTTCTCCCTTTTTAATTTTCGGAGCAATGTTGTTACGGACGTTTTCAGACAGAACCTGATTCATAACAGCGGCTTCGTTGTCTGTCAAGACGTGGCCTGCGGCGAACGGCTGAGGACAAGTGAACGCTTTGTCTGCAATCGTGAAATTCTTTCTCGGTGTTTCGGCTGTAAAGTTTACCATAGTTTTATCCTTTCAGTGGTAATGAGTTGATGAGATGGGAGGGAGGCAGGCAAGGCTCTATTAAAAAGTTTGCTTGGACTTCCCGCCCGATTACAAAAACAATATAATATTAAAAACCCGGCTTGTCAACATAAATGTGCTGTTCTGGCACAAATATTTTTGACGGCGCGGGAGATGGCTCAGGCCTCGCCCAAGTCCCAAGCCCAGGACACAGTTATTAGCTCCTGGCTCTGGACTTTTGACTTTGGCGGGCGGGATTGGAAACTGAGCCGTCTCACTTCCATTGGAAAGCCCCTTATTCAGAGCTCTTCCACAATAAAGGCTTGGTCGGATGCCCCACAAGGAAGAACATACAACCAGCTCCCCGGGCACTGCGAGGGAAAACCTCCCCTCTCCAAGAGGGTCTTGGCCTCACCCTGAGTGGACAGAAGTCCGGACTTGATGACAATGGCCAGGTCATCATAGGGCGTGGAGTTGTAGCTCGGGTCGGTTGGAGCATAGACCTTGTTGTTCTTTTTCCTGTCCTCGGTTTTGACAGCATTCATTCTGTTCCGCATAGAGACCGCCTCCTCCTGTGTGAGGAAGAAAATTCTCACCCCGTTTGGGCTGGCCAGGGCACGTTCCAGGAGGTCTCTGGGTGCTACCCGATTAGTTTTATTTTCCATCATCCACCTCCGTTATAGGGTTCTTGCTGAAGTATTCCTTGACTAGGTCCTGGGGAGATTCCCGCAGAAAGTCTGCCATACAGGCAAAATACCCTATCCCATCCACTATAGAGTCCTCGTGGGTCGGGGTCTTTTTCAGCCGAGCGAGTTTGAGCAGTATCATACACCCGGCCACCTGGAGGGGACTAACCTCCACCCCAAGAAACACCGACCAGAACTTTGCAATGGTGGAGAAGGATTCCTCCGGCCCTCCATAGCGAACATTCCTGTCCTGATTGACAATCCTCTCTGCCTTTTCAATTAAGATGGTTCTATCCATAGCACTCATAACAGTTTTCTCTCCTTTCATTTACATTGCATCTTGACCATCGCCCATTGCAGACGGTCTTCTCTTTCCTCTGGGGTTTCATCCTGAGGGGCCTGGCTGATAGCCTCCCAGTCTTTCCACACTGCACGGAGATGGCCTTTCCCTGGTTTGAGCCAGCAGAACCTCCCCGGCCAACACACCCCAAATTGGAAATTCTCCCAGTCCTCTGGGTCGGATTCCTCCTGGAGGTTATAGCTCATATCATCTATGACTTGGAAGATACTGGCTTTCCATTGCCGATGCTGGGTAAGGTTGTGCTTGAGCTCTGTGGCCTTTCGGGTGTCTGGGCAATGGAACAACATCTGGGTTTCATAGTGCTTCCTCTCCCAGATAGTCGCGAGGCGGTGAGGTTCCCAAGGGCTTGCCCCAACGAGAACCCAAAAGCCATCCGTCTCCGCTACAATCTTCGCGAGGACATCCTTGGAGCATACCCACCAGGAATTGAGCCTGGGCACCGGACTTGTGAGCGGAGGTTCCTGGTTGAGATACTTAAAGATTCTATATTTATAATCCCTGTTCCTATCCTTCCAGTAAAAGTTCCAATCCTGAAAGGTCTTGGCGTTTGGGTCTATCTCATACTTCGTATAGTGCTTGACTTCAATTTTCTCTGTCATCTTGTTCTTCCTCTCTATCCCAGTCCGGACGCTCACAGATAAACACGGGATGCCGTGGTCTGTCTTTCGCCCCGGTAGGGAAATACTTATAAGTTACCACCTTGCCCAGGAGGGTTTGGTTCCTGAGCTCCTGAATTTTATCATCCTCGGTCAGGCCATCAAAGGTGCCGATGTGGAAGACCTGCCCCTGGTATGGGCCGTTGAGTCCCTGGACTTTCATCCTTCCGAGGATGTTGGTTTCCAAGAGTCCTTCCTTTGCAGAGCTCCTCTCGGCATAACCCAGCGGACTGGTTTCCTGTGGATTCTCATTGTGCATCCGAGGGAGGAGTTCCAACACCCTGGCCTCCGCCGTGGCAAAGCGTTTGAGCTTGAGCATTATCTGGTCGCGAAGAGTTCCCCTGCCGTGCTTGTAAAGGGCACTCGGTTTGCGCACTACAACACCCTCGAACCCACCCGCAAGACAGGCGTTCTCGTAATCCAAGAGCTGAGATTTGTTTTCCAACCAGACCTGAGTTACATACTCCAGGCCAGGGACTTTATCCAGATGGGAGTATAATTCCCACCGGTTTAAGAAGGGTAGCCCATCGTTGAGGAGGTCATAGACCAGGAACCCTACCGGGCCTGTGTAATCTAGCCTCCGGAGCTTTCCACCTCCGGTGTTGAAACTCTCTCCAGGAACTATCAGCTCCCCGTCGAGGTCAGGAAGTCCTGCCTCCCGCATCTTTCTGGCCAGCGCTTGCACGGCTGGACAGGGATGGAGCTTTCCACTCCTCGCGTAGATTTTCCCTTTCCAGAAGAGCCCACGGTAGCCATCTATCTTGGGACTCCCAAGGAGTGGGTATTGTAACCCATCCAGGTCTTTGTCTTCCAGCGCCGTGGCTAACATCGGGCGAGGGACTCCCACATCTGGGAGGGTTTCTTCCCTCAACCTTTCTAGCATCTCATCTATCTTTCCTATCATTCTATCTCCTTAAAAAGTTCCAGGTTATTCAACAACGTGTTCTGGGTTTGGCCAAGCAGTATCTTGCTCGCGTGCCGATACTGGGCAAGTTTATTCAGCAGACTCTCCACCGAGCCCAGGTCTTTATACCCCTGGAGGGGGAGAAGTTCCCCCTCGATGGTGGTCCAAAAAAGCTGGTCTGCCTGTGCGAGGTAAAGAGTGCCTTGCCTATCCTGCACGACGTGCATTTTAGACTGAACAAACTTCACCCCAGGATTTGTATGACTCATATCAGTTCTCCTTTCATCTTCACTTTCATTTTAGCTGGAAAAGCCCGTCTTGTCAAGCGGATTCCCCGGAGTAATCCCAACCGAAAGCGACAGAGTTGAAATCAAACTCCCTGTTGGTGACCTGGGCCTTTTGACCTTGGGGTGCCCTCCAGTCCTCACGTTCCTTTTTCCAGGCACTTTCCGCAATCCAAGTAAACTGCTTTTGCGCCCGGGTAACAGCGACGTAGTGGAGGTTCCGCTCCTCTTTTCTTTGCCAAGGTTGGTTGGCCTTATCCGTCCACTGGAGGCCATATACCCTTGGCCACTCTCTCCCCTTGGCTTTGTGGATGGTGGAGAGAACCCAGGCTCCTTTCGCGGGGGTGTCGGTGAAACTCTCTGAGATGAGCTTCTCCGCGACCTGGCGACTCCGACCCTCGGAGAGGAACAGCGCCAGGCACTCAGCATAGTCCTTGAGCTCTCCGCTTTTATGAGGGTAGCTTTCAAGCATCTTGTCCAGCCACTGGCCAAGGGACTTGAGAAGAGAGGTGAGGTTACTTCCCTTGAGCTGGGAAAGAATCTCCTCCAGAGTTTTCACAAATGACTTCCCCTGGATAAAACCCTGCACCCCGGAATGGCGGAGTTGGAGTGCCAGGGAGACTAGCTCTGAGTTTCTCCTGCCAAGTATCACCGCTGGGTTTTCCTTTTTAAAGTCAGGCAACCACGTGAGGGTTTGGACTGGTCCTTCACTGGGGTTGTCTGTTCTAATATCTGGCACCCACTTGTTAGCCTCCTGGATTATTTCTTTCGAGCACCGCCAGCAATTCGTGAGTGGGAGCTCTGGCAAGCCCAGGGACTGGATGATATCCTCCTGCGCACCACGCCAGGAATAGATACATTGAAACGGGTCGCCCACGAACCATTTCTTACTGGGACTTTTGGCGAGGAGGGCTAGGTTCAAAGGACTTAGGTCTTGTGCCTCATCCACAATGAGCCGCTCGGCTGACCACACAGGGAGCCTGAGGAGCACCGGGAGGTAGACCATATCATCAAAGTCTATCTGCCCCTCCTCTATTGCCTGGCGTGTGGACTCCTTGAGGACTTCCGCCGCAATCTCTTCCTTTGCATTGAAGAGCTCGAAGTGCGCTTTGAGCTCTGCCCAGGCTTCCCAACTTGCTGGGACAAGTGGCTTGAATTTCCACGGGCCGAGCTGTCCCTCGTAGCCCAGGCCCCAGTTCTTCGCACAACTCACCAGGCGGAATGTGTCTGAGAAAACCTCCCTCTTCCGGAGTTTACTCCCGTGGGACTTGAGGATTTCAAACACCTTGCCCATCTCAAGGTCAAGTCCTGGCAGGGCTTCCCGAAGGGACTTGAAACCCAGTCCGTGGAGGGTCATCACCTGGACATCAATTCCCAGGGCCTTTTGGAGGTCCTGTTGATTTGCCTTGTTGAAGGCCACTGCACAAACCGCCTGGGGGTTGTCCCTGCCTTGGGCTTTGAGCATCTTGCGGAGGGATTGCACAGCCCATTTGATTGTAGTGGTTTTGCCTGTGCCAGCCCGGGCGGAGAGGAAACAGGGCTTTCCATCCAGGAGGGTTTGAATAAAGGCCTGTTGCTCAGGGGTTACCTGGGGAGGGAAAGCAGGGTTTTGATTATTTTCTTGGGGGTTCATTATTTGGTCTCCTGATAAAAGGGATTTTCATAGGCTACTTTCTTTTCCAGCATGGAAAGAAACTTTTCAAGAAGAGCTGGGCTTTCCGAGAAATCTAGCCACCGAACAAAAGGCACTGACCAGCATTGCCCACTGAAACCTGAGAAGATAGGCTCCGTGAGAAGAGCAACGGTAGGTTTGTGGTCATAAGGTAAGTCCTTGCAAAGCAGGGGTACACTGAGTATGGTGCCTTTAAAAGTAGTGGGTTGTTCTAGCAAGAGGCCAAAGTTTTCCTTGACCATCTTTCTGAACATTGCCTTTTGAGATGCATTAAGTTTTCTCACCGGAACGAGGAACTCCCAGTCTTTTTTTCTCCAGCATTTCCTTGGAGTCCGGCACCCACCACTGGAGATGGAGAGGTTCACGTTTTCTGGGGTTGTTTGTTAAGTTGTCTATCATTTTCATTTCCTTTCAGGGTTAGGGTTGGGTTGTTGACTGGAGCTTGGGGACTCTTGACTTGGGCCTGGGGTCTTGGCGGATGGCTGTTAGGAACCTTCCTCCTCCTGCTAAATTTTATTTTCAGTGGCCAGTCGTCTTCCAGAAAGTAGAAATGCACGAGCCCGGGCTCTTTTCTTCTCCCGGAGAGCAGGGAGATTTTATCTTCCAGGCTTTCCATCAGATTCCTCAGCCTCTTGATTTCATTCTCCACAAGCTTGCGTGCAAGGTAGGCTCGGTTCTTATTCCCCTTTTTCAAGGGTTCCACCAGGGTATTGAGAAAACTCCCACTGGAAACTATCCATTCCCTGTCTGGGCCAGAGCCCTTGAGTCCTTGGAAACAGATATTTCCTATCCGGATATCCTCCCCACCGGTCTTGGTCTTCCTGGTGAGATAGATATCCTGCAGGATACATTTGCCATTCAGGGTTTTCTCCTTTCCCAGGTATATCCTCGGGCGGAGAGTGGGTTCTTTGGGTCTGGTCATCGTGCCCTCCTCAGGGATTTGATTTGGAGAATCTGCTCTTTGGAAAGTTCCTTCCTCACGTGAGATTCCAGCATCCCCTGCGCGTGGAGGTTGCGCACCTGGGCTATGCGGAGATAGGCTAGGTCTAGCTTGGTGAGGTTCTTCTGCCCTGGAACCTTGTAGCCGAGGGCCTGGTAGTGTTCCTGGGTCTCCCCTGGTGCGAGCCCTCGGGTGGTCTGCCGTGCACCCTCGAGGAGGGTAATCACTGCGGGGGTGTAGTTGGTGGCTGGGGATATTACACAGTATCTGTGGTTGGGATTCTCCAGCCAAGTGGTTAGCCTATGTAGGGTTCGGTTGTATTCTGCGTCTGTCATCTTTTGGGTTCCTTTCTTTTAAATGAAGTTATTGCTACTTTCTACTCTTGTCTTGGGACTGGGGACTCTGGCCTGGGCTAGAAAACCCAAATCACCTCTTCCCAGTCCGGATTGAGGAGCATTTCCACCATCTCCCTCTGTAACCTCCGATAGATTTGGGAGTCTATCTTTCCCTGGGTCATCTCACCCAGCTTTATTCGGTGGCCATCAGAATACTCCCCAACGATAAAAATGAGAACTGACTCTGGGAGGGATAGGAGTGTCTTGGAGGGGGAGATTCCCTCTTCCTGGAGCTCTTCTTCCCAGTCCGCCACAAGGATATTATAGGCATTTTGGGTGTCCCCCTGAAGGAAGCCTTCCGGAGAGATGTGCTCAACCTCGAGCACAGGGACAGGGGTGTCCTCCTGGGATTGAACCCTCAAGAAGAACTGCTCCACATAGCGGTAACTGGCCTTCCAGCTGGGGTCGTAGTCTAGGGACTGGGAAGGGGAGGTGAGCCCTACGCGAAAAAAGGTGAGGGTCTCTAGGATTGGACTTCCTGCTGTGGATTTGGGACTTGTGCCCTGGGGGCCTCTGTGGAGGTGCTTGAGGAGGAGGTTCTCTCCTTGGAAATAAAGTTTTTTATCTACTTGGTTTGTCATCTGGATTCCTTTCAGTTTATTCTAGTGTTTCTACTTTTGACTTGGGACTCTGGACTTTTGCCTTGGGATTTCTATCTGAGCTTGGTCTGGGAAATTTCCGCCAGGAGCTGGTCTATTGACTGGGTAGGTTTGACTGGAGTGGGAGCCTGAACTTGTGGGGATTTCCCGGGGAAATGGGACGGCTCAGCCTC